CAGCGTCGTGATCGTAATTGTATTGCGTCCGTATAAATACGGGCGCTGCAGGTATATCTTTAGTAATTTTCATTTCATTCCTCCGAATGGTTTCGTCGCTTTAGGGTAATTATGGAATTTATCCCAGGCATTATGAATCATGCCTTTAAGATCTTGATAAATAGGTTTTTGACTGGAAGGAGCACTTCCAGTTTTGGCTAACGAAGTTAATTCATTCGTATAGCGTGTTTGTGATTGCGCTTGTTGTTCAAGTGCTGCTTGCTGCGCACTTGATGTAGTTAATTGCTTAATTTGCGCATCACGTAATTGTCCAAATTTGCCATATCCTGGCATTTGGGCTAATTCGCGCATTGTGTTAGCGCGAGTATAAGCAGCTTGATCGAGAGATAAAAATCGATCAGCGTTTGTTTTTTCAGCTTGTTCTTCTATAAGAACATTCTGATTTTTCATATTTAAATATTGTTGTACTGCTAAAGCGCCTTCTTTAGCAGAATTTGCAGCATCGCCTAATGGATTACCCATAGTTGCTTGGGCCCCACCAGCGGAGGCTCCCATAGGAGTACCGGCTCCGCCTTGTGTATAAGCTAACATTGGATTTAAACCAGATGCCTTTAAATCTGCTACGGCGGTTTCATATTGAGTACGTCGCATACGCTCCTGAAATTCCATTTGTTGAGCAGTTTGATCGCTCTGGAATTCTCGATTGTCAGCAGCCTCGCGGGCATTTGCAGCATTCTTCATAAACCCGCCAACTAGGGACGATGCTGCGCCTATACCGGCGCCAATAATTGATCCTATTGGCATTAGAAATGATCAATTAAGCCAGGGGTTGAATACATAGGCAGTGGTCGTGCAATTTTATTCTCAAAGAATGCATCAAAAATAAATTGCTGACCGTTAGCGGCTGCGCCTACTGCCAAGACCCGTGGCATTGGTGGAGTTTCTTGAATAAAAGTACTATTCAAGGTTGGCAGACTAGTAAAGTTCTGCGCTAAGTGCCATCCGTCAAGTGTTCCTGCGGATGTACTCTTAAAGAGTGATGTAATTTGGCTGGGCTTATAACGATATTCTGCCCAGCGCTCTTGATATCCGAATACGTTGTTATCGTCTGCAGTACCGCGTACATAAATTTCTTTGTTTAAAACCGCTTGTTCGCCCAAATGTGCGAACGCTGGGAAATAGAAATCATAACGTGTAGAGCGACTCCACATACGTGAGAGTCCTTGTTGGTATGTCAGGTCGGCGCGTACGCAGACCATTCCAATAATTACACCATGCTCAGTAAATGATTGAGTAAAGCCATGGTTAGCAGCCAGGGCAGTACCCATAGCAGCAAGTGTACCCAGAGGGGTAGTCGTTCCAGTAACAGTAGAACTGTTCGTCTGAGCAATTGGATTGATGTTGATAGTAGTTGATCCGCCGCCGAGGTATTCAGGACGCTGGAGACGAGCGTCAGGAGAATTAACACCGAAATGACTACGAATAATTTCAGTGTATCGAGTACCACCTCGTGCGTCACGTTCCAGCAGCTTTTGAATTTGAAAGCTTTGGCGAAGTTGGTTGATTGTTGCAGCAGTTGCAAGGGAAAGGTCTGCATATAGTCCTGTTTGAGTACCAAATAATAAACCTGTTGTTCCTGTTCCTCCAGGAGCATTAGCAATTTGAGTCGCACCGGTATTATTAATTACCTGAAATGTTTGATCAGTTCCGCCAAATGGCTTGTATTGAACTAAATTACCATTTGAACGAACAGGAGCTTGTGAACCTAAAGGTAATGTAACGCTTTGTCCTTTTTGTGGCCATGGCAAAGCTGATGTAAAGTAATCGTGTCGTTTACCACGACGACGTAATGTATAGTTTGAAGCAGTATCAGGGCCATCGCCCTTATCCACCACTGCTGATGTTTGTAAGTTTTGATCTCTGAACCATTCGTTATAGATCAAGTTATATGCACGTGGCCAAAAGGCACAGTGCGATACAGTAGAGCCAGAAGCTACTTGTCCTACCGTTGGTAAGCCCATATAGTCTTGTAGGCTGCCTACTGCGTAGCCGCCTGCTGGGCTTACTTGTTGTGGCACGATATAAGAAATTGAATCAGTGGGATTATCTTGTTGCCCCATGAATCGTTGCCAATTGTTCCAAATCAATCGATTTGGTACAAAGAAAAAGAAGCTATCCATAATCAAATTGTCCATGATTGGATAGAGTGGTGTTGACATCCGAGCAAAGGCTGTCATTTTGAAGTTGAATGTGTCCCCTGGAAGAACCTCATCAACGTATATAGGTACTAATAGTCCCGCATCAAATGTAGTCTTATGAGCAGATTGCACGTCAAATTTTGATCGTGGAATATCTGCTCTTGGAATCATAGAGAAGTGTTGTTGGTTGACTGTGCGATTGCGGTGCATTTAGTTTCCTTGGTAGTGTCCTCAGGAAGAGGGTGCGCCAGGGCGCGCCCTTCCTCGAGGTATTTTTAAGTGGTTGTTTTTACTTGTTTGCCAAGTGTGAGTAATTGAGGTAGTTCATGAAGTTGGAACTGACCTGTGTTGTCGTCGAATGTTCCGAAGTCATATAAATCGAAATCGTCGGGGTGGTTGAAAAGTTGATTATCAGCGTCAGAACGATTGATTTCATCTGAAAAGGAACGAATAGCGACTCCAGTTGAAGGTACGAACATAGGGCGGCCGTAAGCGTCCGCTGCGCGATCTTTAACTGAGCAAATAATTAATTTCATGTGTAAGGACTTTCTAAGTAAGGTTACGTTTAAGTTGTTTGAGTTTTGCTTTAAGTACGGTTTCTTTTACTTGAAGTCGTTCTAAAGTTTTTTCCTCAGGGTTTAGTTTAGCTTGTAATTCGCGTTTGTAAAGTAGTTCGTCGTATTCATAAGGGTTATCCCTAGCGTATAACGCGTCGTAATATTTAGGTGGTCGGCATAATTTGCCTCGTATTTCCACGTAATCGTGGGGGTAGACGTCTGTTTTATATTTTTTATACCAGTCTGCGCCTATACCAGGCTTTAAGCTCATTCTGTTGTATTCAGGTGTTAGTTTAACGAGCTCACCTGTTTGTAGGTCGCAATAAGTGTAGTGGTTTGGATCTACGTCTCCCGTTTGTTTTTGCATAATGTATCGAGCAACGTAAGCAGCTGACTCGAAGGTAACATCTCCAATGGTGGAATAACCATATGGCCAGAGCTTTTCAAGGTCTTTGGATGTATATAGTACAGAACCAGCGGCAGTCCTTTGGAATAGTTTTTTATCATGAAAATCGTATCCGAAGATACAGGCGTGGAAGTGAGGTCGGCCGAAATTTGTGCCGTATTCTCCAGCCATGTAGTAACGAATTCTGATATGTGGATTGGCTTTCCTGAATCTTTTGAGGAAAAGTTGGAAATCGCGGTGATTGAGGCTGCCGTCTTTGGGTAGGTTTTCGTTGTCATATGTAAGGGTTATGAAACAGTTATGTTTATGAAGCTGCGCTTCGTTTATGCATCTTATAGCCCACTGACGTGAGCGTTCTAGCCTGCAGCCAGTACACTGGCCGCAGGGCAGAGAAATCGTCCGATTGCATTCGTCCGTTTCTTTAAATGAGACACGGCGGAAAGCTTTGCCGGTCGCATTGTTGATATTGAAGCCACTTAAATAAGCGGTTAATGGTTTGTAGCAGGCCATGTAAGGATGTCCTTTTTGCGAGGTTACATTCGAATACCGCCACGCATCGGGTTACCCCGAATGTTAGCGTATTTAGTTTTAGCGGCTGTTTTTCTGAAAGTCCTTGCGGACTTTGATTTTGAGACTTTTTTTCTATACATACTCATGTTTATATCCTCGCTTTTTTGTGTTTTTTAGGTGATTGGTGTCACCTAGACCAGTTACATCAAGTAAGGTAACTGGTCTTACCCCTATTCAGGGGTACCGGTGACGGGTTTTTCGGCTGCTGAAGCAGGCTCAATATTAGCCGTAGAGCTAATGGATTTTACCAATCCGAGTGCTTCTGCTTCGGATCGGTTGTTATCGTTTTCCAAGAAATCGATTAGTTTTGCAGGATCGTTATCAAACCTTGCACGCATTTGTGCTGGTAAAGCATCAAATTGCTCCTCTGCGGCGAGAATAGCGTTCATAGCAGTGTGGTAATCAACCACACCTGAAAAATCGCCGTAGGAAGGCTCTAAAGTGGTTTGGGGCAATTGGCCTGTCTGGCCAAATCGCTCCATGATTACATTTATATCGCATTCTTCGCGATGGTGCTGCTGAGCCAGGGAGGAGTCCTTACACTCCAACCCTGACTCAATTGACGCAGCGTCGT